TCACGCCGCGTCAGGTCGGGTGAGACGGCCTTTATCATCACGGGTTAGGTTCAGGTGAGACATCGGCTTACGAGTTGATCGTGACATCTCTTTAATCTGCCAGGCGGTGACTTTGGTTCTGAGCCATTTATTCGGTCCACCCATGTAAGCGCAATCTGGCTCAGGAAAAGGGTTCTCGTTTGGGGCTCTTTTCCTGTAGCGTTCGAGCGTACGTGATGAAATACACAGCTGCCCGCAGATGTCTTTGGTGCTCATCAGCTCAAATTTATTCGTTGCTTTGCTCATCTTTGTTCTCCAAGAGCCCCAGTCGGGGCCGTTTGATAATGCTTTATCAGGACACTTGCCCGGGAAGATTACGCAGCCGGCGCGCACCATTCATGGCTGTCGCAACGTAGCTGGCCTGGCGGTTAACAACTTCCACGGTGACCTTTATTCCATCCACCACTACGGTGTAAGTGGTCTTGGTCTTTTGCTTTCCGAATTCACCGTAAATTTCCACATGCTTCGCCAGTGCTGCCTCACATGCCCGGCGTGCAAGTGGCGATTGTTTGCTTCGGTTAATCAGTTGCATATCGTTACCGGGAGGGCGGACCCTCCCGCCTCCCTTAGGCCACGTATTCCGGTTTCATATCCGCCAGGGTGATGCTGAACTGATCGTGCAGCTCGTCGCCCAGGTGACGCTTTGAAGATGCCAGCACGCGCTCGGCTTCCGCAAACCGCTCTGTCGCGTCCGGTTCTTCCGGAGAAGGTAGGGAGTTGATAGCCGCCTCAACCTTGTTGCGTGCATCCACCAGGTAGTAACGCTTCACGGCTTTGTTTTTCAGCTCGGTGAACAGTGCGGATCCCAGCGTAGCTTTCGCGGTTTCGATGTCGGCACGCAGCGCTTTGGCGCTATCCACATCCTGAGCGGCCTCAATGCGGTCGCGGAAATCCTGGGCCAGGGTGTCGATATTTACAGATGGCTCCTGAGGATCCTGCGTGTTTACTACATTTTCACCTTTGATATCAGCCAGACTCATTTTCTGAACCGGTGCCGGGTTAATTTCCCTTTCGGTGGGCTGCTCAATCTCATCAGGCGTGTAAACGCCTAGGATCACGTGCGGGCAGTACAAGCGCGCCCAATATTTCACGCCGAGGTAGGCTATTTGCTGGTCGGGCTTTGAAACCCACAGCGGCGAATTTCGAGTAACTACCTGCGACAGGTAAAGAGGTTTATCCCAGGTGATTTCACTTTCACCACGAAGAATTGCTCCGACTTGAACATAGAGGCCTTCTTCGTCTTCATCAGTCCAGTCGCGAACGCGTTCGGCAACAGTGTACTTACCGTTCTTACCCATTTTTTCACGGGTCACTTCTTTGGTTTTGGTGCAACGTTCCCAGTCGCCGCCGTAGCGATAATGAAAACGGCCATGAATGGCACTGGAACTGGTAATTACGGCGTTAACAAGCTGCGCTTCGTAACCCAACTGGCCGTTGACCAGGTGAGTTTTTTGCGCCACCGCGTAAGGGTTCATGCCCCACTGCATGGCTTGCATAACAATCGCCATGCAATCCGCAGGCTTTCCTGCCAAGTGTGCCGGTACTGTAACAACAGACTGGGCCATCAGCCCGGCGAAAGCCTGCAACTGACCCAGTGCCTGAACGTTGAAAATTGAGTTGCTGGCAGAGATAGTGTTTGGAGCCTGCTGCTCAGCAGTTACGATATTCATGTTTTCCATCATCATTCCCCTTATGCCTGAGTACGCAGCGCTTCAAGGCGGCGCAGGTCGAAGTCGTTCAGTTCGTCGGTGTAATCGTCGATGATTGGCGCTGGCCATTCCCCTGTGTCGAAGCCGGTTGCTATAGCGCGCATCGCTTTTCGGTACTCGAGCATGCCCAGTTCCAGCAGGTCTGCGGATGCCTCGATGATGGCGATCCAGTGATAGTTCTCGTCTTTGTTGACGAAAATCCAGAAGAACTGGTCCAGCGCCGCGGTTTCGCAGTACATAGCCGCACTGAGGTGGTAGTCCCGGTCAATAATTTCCCGATGCAGCCGGGCGCGCAGGCTTTCCTGCTTAACGTTCCACATGCTGATGGTTTTCAGGTCAGCACCGATACGCACGCCATCCAGGTCGATCTCAAGGTCAGGGCGCACACGAACTTCCAGGCCCGTCTCCTCATCAAAGCCGAAGTAACTCACCTCGACGGCGCGGCTCGGGTGGGTCAGCAGCATGCCGGCGGTCGGGTGAGCCAGAAGCGCTTTTTGAATATTCAGCGCGGTGCTCAGCTGCTGGCGGGTGACCAAAACTTTTCCTTCAGGATTCTCGCGCCAGGCATCCAGCAGCTCGTCGGCAAAAACAGCATCTGGTTTGACTGCTTTCACGGCCTGAATCAGATCGGACTTAGTGCCAGAGACTTTCAGAGGCTGTAGCTTCTGCGCTTCCTGCGCCACCATGTCAGGGTTGATGATCGCTAACTGCTCGAGCAGCGCGTCACGGCTACCGCTAGTTTTAACCGGCGTCGGCAGGGTGGCGTTGTACTCTTTGATGCAGGCTTTCATTGCCGTTGCCGTCTGCTTCTGGTCTGCATCGATACGCTGGAAGTTAGCTGGCAGCGTCATATAGTTCTGCGCTGTTTCTTCCAGGCTAGCGCCCAGCGGAACCTGAACGGGCAGGGTGGCGTTGTACTCTTCCAGTAAAACCTTGATGTCGTCGGCAGACAGCAGCGCCGGCAGGCTGGCGTTGTACTCATCAATAAAGGCGCGCAGGGTCGCGGCTGTTGTGAATGCGCCTTCCGGGATAGCCGGTTCAATGCTGAATTCTGCATCCAGCTGTTCAGGCTGCAACGCCAGCGCATGCACTAAGTTGCCCATGTCCAGCACTGCGGAACGCTCTTTGACGATGGTTTTCTCAACGTGGCGCGCATTGAAGTACATCAGCGATACGCGCGCATCTTTCACCTGGGTTGAGCTGATGCCGTTGGCGGCGTGGTAAACCTCGTTCGGAAGACCTTCATAGCGGCCTGGCTCGAAATAAGCAGGATATTCAACAGATGGTTCTTCCTGATGCACTTCTGGTTCGTGTTGTGCCGATTCTGGTTCGCTTTGAGCAGGTTCTGGCTCTTCCTTGATGGCAGAATCTGTTTTTTGGTGATCACCGGCCTGTTCCTGATTCGCCAGGCTTGGCGCGGCAGCGGCCAGTATCTCTACCGGAGCTACGGTAACTGCTTGCGTATCAGCTGCATCAGCGCCTTCGCCTGGTTGTACCGGATCAGTATTTTCGACTTTCTCTGGCTGAGTCGTTTCCATCTGCACATCGCTGGTGGTCTCCGCTGCGTTTTCCGTTTTTTCGGCTTCATTTGAGGCGTTTTGGTTGAGCAGGTCATCAATGGAAAATATGCCGCTGCCCATACTTGTGATTTTCGGTTGTCCTTTCGCTTCCTCGGCGCGGCGGCGCGCACCTTCTTCACGAATCCGTTGTAAATTCTCTTCGTGAGTAGTGGTGGCCACACGCTGGGTCATTTCCCATTTCGGATCTGTTGGGTCGCTAATACCCTCGACAAACTCACCACGTTCGGCTGCCAGCTGCTTGTCCACGTTTTCACGTGAAATATCTGGAGCGGCAGAAGGCAGCGGCATTAACTCTGTTGTCGAATTGAAATTTGTTGTCATCGTTCGGTTAACAAATTCCAAGTGAGCAGCAGGCGTCTTGTGGATGTTCTCAGGAGCGATACGCACCAGGTTAAAAATTGCCGTCCGGTTAACCGCCAGAACGCCGGGCTGGTTGCGCAGAATGCTGCTCCATGATTTCCACGGCTCCTCTTTTTTAGCGACAATTTCCTTCGCGCGGCGCAGAACGCTGCCTGGTATTTCGTGTGGGTTGAAGTCCATCGGCAGCAGGGCGCAGGCGATCTCAAGATCGAGAGAGTCCAGCGTATGGTGTGCGCCTTCGCCGCGGTCAGTAACATGGCCGCCATCAGCGTTAGTGCCGGAATCAGTACGCTGCACGCTGCTGATGCGGTTTCCGGCAGCCCATTCGCGCGCCAGGATGCCACGGTCAATGTAATCAGTCGCAGCCCAGATTCTGGTGAAACGAAGAACCAAAGCGAGTTCGTGACGCTTCTCCTGGCTGAACACCTTGCGAATGGCGTCGGTATAGCGCCAAAGGTCTTTGGTATCGTAACCCTTAACCTCTTCGCAGTTTTCTGCCGCCAGCAGCAGGTTCTGAACGTAGCTGTTGTCAGTGTCCATCTCCAGCATGCTGATAGCTTCGTACTCTTCGCGGGTAACGTGGTGGCGCAGTTCGTCGGCGGTGAACTGTGCAAGAAGCTGCTTACGGAAGGGCATTCTGCACACTGGATAACGGGTGTTTTCATCGTCGTGCTCGTCGATCTGGATACCGTCATCAGTAGCGATATGCTGGCCAGTTTCAATCCCGGCGTCGCTGGTTCTTTCTGATTTGAGCAGAGTAAGCTTTCCGCTCATCCACTCTCTCACTACCTCATTACGGTCGCCGGCATCTACTCTCAACCAGTCGGCCATGAAAGCAGCAAGTAGCTTTACTTCGTGCTCTTCATCTGGCGCGAATACCTGCTTAATCGCCTGTACCAGTTTCCACTCAGCGTTCAGGCTGAGTTCGGCAACTTCAGGGGTGTCGTTCTTCGCCAGTAGCAGATTCTGGAGATAGGTGTTGCCTTCATCCAGTGACATTTCGCTGGCAGCCAGCTGCTGCTCTTTACTGATATGCGTCTGATATTTGTCGCTGGCCAGGTGGAAGGCAAAACGGACTGCTGGAGTACGGTTTTCAAGCGTAACACTCTCGTCGATAGTTTCGACTTTAACGGTCGTTTCCGGAGCGGCAGTGTTATCCACGGAACCAGTAGACTCAGCTCCTGCCTTTGGCAGCCAGGTGCGTCCATCGTCCTGGAGTGCGTAGCGTTCGCACCAGGTGTAATCCACAGTGCCTTCTTCCGGCAGGTCGTTATATACGGGGAAATCGGTGCGGATCGGTTTGGCGTAGTCTTTACCGCGGCCAGTTTCTTCAATGCCTGCTTCTTCCAGTGCAACATCGAGTTGGAGATTGGCGCGGGCTGCACTTTTCGCAGTGAACCAAATCACCGCATCTTTCTTGCCAGATTTCTGACTGGCTTTGAGCAGATGGAAAAATTCCATGTCAGATCCTCATTTTTGGATGTAAGATCCCCGGGCCAGAGATAGCGCCCATTGGGTGTGTTTTTGGTTTGGTATAAATTCCGGTGTAACTTTGGTCGGTGGCACCGGACGTATAGGCCCGCTTCGGCGGGTTTTTACGTTATGCTTCGTGAGCCATCTGGTCGAACGAAGCGCAACGCACAGAACAGTAATCACGTTGTTCGCGTTTCAACTGCGAGCCGTGGATGAAGAGCAGTTTGTTTTTAACTTCCTTCCCTTGCTCGATCGGCTTGCGGCAGTACGCGCATTTCTTTTCCTGCATAACGCCCCCCGTTAATGGCTAAGGCCATTTCCAACGCCGTTTAAATAGACCTCAACCAGCAAATCTTTGGTGTAGGTGCGTTCGACGCCACGGTGAAGATACAGACGGCCTCGTGCATTAGCATACGCGGTCCAGGTTGAATCTTTGTGTTTGACGAGCATGCCTGGCATAACTGCGCCGCGGTTGACCGTCTGGATGCCATAGTGCTGATGAACCATGATGATTCCCTCTTGTTTGCCCTTGTCGCCAGGCTGGCGGAACATTTCTTTACCTGACAACGGTGCGCTTGTTGTCGATGAATTTAATGATGCAACATTAAGTTTCGCTTGTAAAGCGATGTGAAAGTATAAATTTCGTATCGAGGCAAAAAAAAGGCACCGTTCAGGTGCCATTCGATTTTTCGTGATGAAAGATTTATTTGTGGTTGTTGTTTATCAGGTCGTAGACGTCGTTCTTGAGCAGCTCTAAATCATTCAAGACGCCTTTCGTGTGAAGGATTAGACGTAGCTTCTCAGCTTCGGGAAGCTGATTGAAGAGAGAAAGCATCACTAATTCAGTTTCGTCCAGCTCCCTCTGAGAGCGTTCGGAGGAGTCAATTTCTTCTATGGGGAGAAAGAACCAGTGCTCGGGTTTACCCGTGGCAGCGGCTAACCGTTTAAGTCTTTCACCACTCGCAACGTTTTTCCCTTTGGCCCAATTTTGCACAGCCGTGTGAGAGAGCATGACTTTCTTGGCAAGATCGGATTTGTTCCAGCCGTTTTCTGTCATGACCTGCTGAATTCGCTTGGCAAACACTGGGTAGTTAATCTCATTCATACGCACATTTTACAACCTAAGGTTTCGCTCAGCACTAAAACAATATCTTTCGTTTGTTGAAACATAAACTTTCGTCATGTATGCTTCGATCCATCTACAAAAGGAGAGCACATGAACAAAGAAACTCAGCAAAAAATTAGTAATGCAGCTTCCCGGGCCTCTATTGGTAAGCATTTTGGTATCAGCGGTCAGGCTGTCGGGAAGTGGATTTATAAAAATGGAATTCCACAGAAACGCATCATCCCGTTATGCCAGCTCCTGGGCTGGGTGGTTACCCCTCATGAAATTGATCCCGAAGCATACCCCAATCCCACAGACGGGCTGCCAAAACAGGAGTCCTGAACATGCATGCCATTTCATATCAACAAAATAGCGGATTACATCCGGGGGCGATGATAAATCGCAATCAGCCAAGCGCGGCAGATAAGCACGAACAGATCCGCGATGCCGTTCGTGCCTGGGCTGCGTCACTGGATAACCAGGATGTCGTTGCCGGGATCATCGTTGAGGAGTGGGAACGACAGGGCGGCGCCGGGCTGGAATTCCCCGAAGACCTGAGCCGTAAGCGTCAGAAACTCTTCCGTTGGCTCGATGGTGATACGGAGTATGCGCGCAAAAACATAAGCCAGCTGTCGCCCGCGATCATCGCCGTTCTACCGCTTGAGTTCCGTGGCCGCCTGGTACCTCAGGACTGCTTTATGACGCGTTATGCAGCGATGGAGAAGGAGATCGGGGAAGCGAAACGCGCGGTGATTCTGAGGGCGCCGCAGCACCAGCTGGTGAAAGAGGTGAGGGAGGGCATTGAACACCTGCTGGCGCTTCTGCCTGGCGAGGCTGTTGTTCAGGTTCTGAGTGGTCTCGCAGTCATGGGCCCGGGCGTCATGTGAGGTGTGCAGTGAATCATGTCGAATTTATTGAAAAGCACGTTCGCGAAGAACTTATCCGGCAGGGCTTCACCGCAGCTGTCGCGCAGGGGGGGCATTTCAGGCCGTCGATATGTACAAGCGAATGTCTCAGGCAAGTCGTAAGGGGAGAATTTTCGATGATGTTTTGCGTCACGCGAAGTTATGGGCAGAAAAACAGACAGTGCCGGCAGATCGGTTTGAGTCAAAGCGCATCAAGCGCGAGAAGCAGCAGGGTCTGTTCTGAAAAGGTGAAAGCCGCGGTGAGGGGTCACCAACGGCTTTCGGGTGCAAATACGTCCGGTAGTTGCGGAGAGCAGTATGTCAAACACCGCTGAAATTTACAAATTCCCCACGCAAGAGGGGAAGCAGGAGAGTCGCATGGCTGAACTGGAGAACGGCTATTTGCGTTTAGCCAACCAGATCCAGGATGCCCTGTGTATCGTCGAGCTATCAGGCCGCGAATTCCGCGTTCTGAACGCTATCGTCCGTCTGACCTATGGCTGGTCCAAAAAGTCTGACAGGATCGCCAACAGCCTCATTGCGGACAAAACAACGCTGAAGGTGAAGCACGTTTCAGAAGCGGTACTGAGCCTCGCTTATCGGAACATCATCATCCTGCGGCGCATTGGGCAAACCAGATACATTGGGATTAATACCAACCTGGATAAGTGGGCCTACACAAAGCCAAATTGCACAAGATGCCCAGCGGCTTTCCCGGCTGCTGAAGTTGTCACATGGGTTATTTCAATCCCTGAAGTCAGTCATTACCACCCCCAAAAACAGGGATGGTTATCCCCGAAAACAGGGATGGTTATCCCTGAAAACGGGGATGGTGAAAATAACCGTCAAACCATCCCTGAAAACGGGGATGGTTATCCCCGAAAACAGGGAAAGGGATCCCTGAAAACAGGGAACACCAAAGACATTCTTCCAAAGACAAATATAAATACAGATCTAACCCCCTCTAATCCCCCAAAGGGGAAGAGTAAGTTTGACCCGCTCAGTGTGCCGATCCCTGAATGGCTGAATGCGACGTCTTGGGAGGAATGGGTCACATACCGTCGCCAGGCCGGTAAGCCCATTAAAACCGAGATGACAGTGACCAAGGCTTTCAACCTGCTGAAAGAGTGTCTGGATGAAGGCCACGATCCGGTAGCCGTTATAAACGCGAGCATTGCCAATGGTTATCAGGGTCTGTTTAAACCGAAATTCGCCTTTGGCGGCAGTAAGGCTGGTCGTGATGTGAACCAGATATCCAAGCCTGACAGCAAAATTCCACCGGGTTTCAGGGGGCATCAATGAAAAACGTAATCGGTACTGGCAGCGCACTCGAGCGCCTGAAGAAGATTATCCCTGCCAGCGTTCAGCCAAAATTCACCAGCGTTGAAGAGTGGCAGGCATGGCAGGAAACCGAAGGTCGTAAGCGCTCCGGCGAAATCGACAAGATGAACCAGCGCGCCCGCTCAGAAAAAATCTTTGGTCGTGCCGGCATCCAGGCACTGCATCGCAGTTGCTCGTTTGCTAATTACGAGGTGAATGGGCCGGAGCAACGCCAGGCATACAGCATGGCAAAAAGCTACGCGCAGAACTTCGGCGGCGGCAGCTTCGCAAGCTTTGTGTTCAGCGGCGCGCCGGGAACCGGTAAGAACCATCTTGCAGCGGCAATTGGTAATTATCTGCTGGGCGCTGGCCATTCCGTCCTGGTGGTGACCATCCCTGACCTGATGCTCCGTGTTCGCGAGTGCTACGACGACGGGCAGTCCGAATCATCCCTGCTAAACGACCTGTGTAACGTTGATCTCCTGGTGCTGGATGAGGTCGGTATTCAGCGCGGCTCCAGTGGCGAGAAGGTCATCATCAATCAAGTCATTGACCGTCGACTTTCCTCGATGCGTCCGGTAGGCATCCTGACCAACCTGAACCACGGCGAACTGGTGAACACCCTGGGCGCTCGCGTTATGGATCGTCTTCAGATGGATGGCGGGATCTGGGTGAATTTCGACTGGGAAAGTTATCGAAAAAACGTGTCGCATCTGCGTCCTGTTAAATAATTTCAGAGGAACAACCATGGAAACCGTAATTCAAGCATTGGAAGAAATGGGCCGGGCGACATACCGCGAAGTGGCTGCCCGTCTTGAAATCGACCCGGTTGATGCGCTCACCATGTTACGTGAGCAGCGTGATCAGGGGTTATGCGATTTTGGAGACGGCGGCTGGTTCCTCGGTACCGTGAAAGGTCAGTCTCAGCAGTCAACGCCAAAGGCACCTGTTCATCCGGCGCCGCGTCTGAAAGGTGAGGAGCCGGAACCCGTTGATCCTGATGTCGTCCGACAGCAGCTGCATGAGCAGGGGGCAATGACGACCGTTTCGCTTGCTGCGGCCGTCAATCGTAATGCCCGCGGAATGGTCTCTGTTCTTCGCGCGCTGGAGCGCCAGGGCGTTGTGGTGAAGAACGGGAAGGGCAAAGGAGTTACCTGGTCCCTTGCTGTTGTTACAGAACCCGTTAAGCAAGAACCGGTACCGGAGGCACCTGCCGCGCCGGAAGAAGCAAAACCAGTCGAACAGATCGTGAGTGAAATTCCCTCGTTCACCGAAGGGCGCGCCGCAGTCGAAGCGGTACCAGCGGTGCGGGATATTTCTCGCGAAATCCGCCGCACCAGAAACAAGCTGGAGCAACTGACCAAACTGCGTGACGCGGTTCGTGTTATTGGTCGCCACAGAAATCTCGTGCAGCAGCTGACAGGGAGGGAATAACCGATGGCCAGAAAGAAAACCGACAAAGAACGCGCCCTGATCATCAACCGGATTATCGAACTGGTGAAGGAGCAGGGGCGCATCACCACGAATGACGTCGTTGCGATGTTCGGCCTGCACCGGACCACAGCGGAGAAATATCTCCGCGTAGCAGTGGAGCAGGGTGGCCTGGTTCGCCACGGGCGCTGCGGAGTTTTCCGTGACCAGCGGGCAACAATCGACTTTGACCTGAAACGTTTCTCACACAACAAGGCGGCTGCATGAACACAATTACCAAAGAATTCACCAAAGAGCAGTTGATTGCGCGTACAGAAATGCGACTCGCGATGGTTGCCGGATTCCCTGAGAGCAAGCTGGCGCAGATGGATAAATGCCTGGCTAAAATTGCGCAGGCAGTGTTGAAGGCCGAGCCGTTCCTGTATGCCATAGCTGATTCGGAAGGCGAGGCGCATTTAGATGAGTTCTGCGTTGCTTATGGCGAGGATGCCTTAGTCTCAGAAATTAGCGCCCTCAACGAAATGGCAGAATCACCGGGAGAGGAATACAAAGCGGTACCTGTGTACCGGCTACCAATGCTGGAGGGATTGAAGTGATGAATGCGCCCCTAAAAGAATGGCTAAATCAGACTATCGTGGAGCTTGAAGAAGAGCGCGATGCGACACCAGGCGCAGTAAACGAAGATGCGACTATGGCGCTGGCTGCGATGAAACTGGCGTTGGCATCGCTCGAAGCAAGGAGCCGCAAACTTTTTAACTGTAGCGAGTGTGGCGCAGAGGGTTTGGACGAGCCATTAGAGTCGAAGTGCCATTGCAATGAGGATGGCGCGCACTGGATTGAAAGTGTTGTTTACACCGCTCCGCCAGCGCTGATGTTGCCTGAGGAAATGCCAAAAGGCCTGGCCGGTCAGATTGTCAGCCTGTTGGCGCATAACATTGGCGATAAATTTTTGGCACAGAAAATCTGGAATGTCTGCCGCGCTGCCGCAAAAGGAGAGTGAACATGTCCGAGAAAATAATACTCGATATGTGCTGCGGTTCCCGCATGTTCTGGTTAAACAAATGCGACTCTCGCGCTGTCTTTACCGACATTCGCAGTGAGGAGCATGAGCTTTGCGATGGCCGCCGTCTGGTTATCAGTCCTGATTTCATTGCTGACTTTCGCGCGCTGCCGTTTGCTGATAACACCTTCCCCGTAGTGGTGTTCGACCCTCCTCATCTTGAACGAGTTGGTGAAGCTGCCTGGATGGGTAAAAAATACGGGCGATTGAACAAAAAAACGTGGCGTTCTGACCTGCGCGCCGGTTTCAAAGAGGCATTCCGAGTATTGCGGCCACACGGTGTACTCATTTTCAAATGGAACGAAACTCAGATTCCAGTTAGCCAGGTTCTGGCGCTGACGGATGTAAAACCAATCATTGGTCAGCGTACCGGGAAAAATGACAAAACCCACTGGATATCCTTCGTTAAAGACGGTGAGCCACAGAACAACTTTGACCCGCAATTGCAGTACGCCACGAAACGAATTATCGAGCTGGAAAACCTCCTGCTGGTGGACGTGCAGGATACCGTCTGGCCTGACGAGGTCGGAATGGTATACAGCCAGATTGAAAACGCCGGGGATCTCCCGGCACACCACCAGCGTCGCCTGAAACATCACATCAACCGGATGTGGCTTGAGAAGTTGCCGGTACCGTCAATTGTCGTTGCTGCCCGTTCGCTGGCCGCCGCCATGGAGGAATACGCGTGAGAGAAATTATTGTCGATAACTTTGCCGGCGGCGGCGGGGCGAGTACAGGCATTGAAATGGCTATCGGGCGCAGTGTGGATATTGCGATCAACCACGATCCGAACGCCGTTGCGATGCACACCACCAACCACCCCGATACGCTGCACTATTGCGAATCCGTGTTTGACGTAAACCCTCAGCTGGCGACCGCTGGCCGCCCGGTGGGGCTGGCGTGGTTCTCCCCGGACTGTCGCCACTTCTCGAAAGCCAAAGGCTCGAAGCCGGTGGAGAAAGAGATTCGCGGTCTGGCGTGGATCGTCATTCGTTGGGCGCTGGCGGTGCGACCGCGCGTGATGATGCTGGAGAACGTGGAGGAGTTCAAAACGTGGGGTCCGCTCATCGTATCGGCTGATGGTGGGCAGCGCCCGGACCCGGAACGCGCAGGCGAAACCTTTGAAGCGTTCTGCGGCATGTTGTCCGGAGGTATCCCCGCCGGGCATCCGGCGCTGGTGGAGTGCTGCGAGTTCCTGGGCATTGCCGCCGACGGCATGCAGGCGCAGCAGCTGGTGGCCGGGCTGGGTTATGCAGTCGATTACCGCCAACTGCGCGCCTGCGACTTTGGTGCACCGACCATCCGGAAGCGGTTCTTCATGGTTATGCGTTGTGATGGGAAGCCGATTGTATGGCCGGAACCAACGCACGGGGATCCGAAATCTCCAGCAGTGCAGGCTGGGAAACTGGCGCCGTGGCGAACAGCTGCTGAATGCATCGACTGGTCGATTGCCGCGCCGTCAATTTTTGGCCGTAAAAAGCCGCTGGCAGAAAATACTCTGAAGCGGATCGCCCGGGGAATTCAGCGTTTCGTCCTGGACAATCCGACGCCGTTCATCGTGAAGTGTAACCACACCAGCACCCGTTCGGGTTATGACTGTTTCAGAGGTCAGAGCCTGAATGAGCCTTTGCAGACCATCACAAAAAAACACGGCTATGCAATCGCAGTACCGCACCTGACGAAGTTCCGCACGGGTGCCACCGGGCAGGAAGTAACTGAACCGGTACCGACGATTACCGCAGGCACTTCGAAGCGTCCGGGCGGCAACGGGCATGCAATGGGCATGGTCGAAGCCGCGTTGACACCTTTCCTGGCCGGTAACGGCGGAAGTGAATATCAGGCAAAGCCGCGCCCGCTGGAAAAGCCTGCGCACACAATCCTGAAACAGTCCCGGGCGTGCGTTGTTGCCCCGGTTATCGCCCGGCAGTTCGGCGCCAGCGTAGGGCATCGGGCAGACGAACCCAGCGCGACAATCACTGCTGGTGGTGGCGGGAAATCACAGCTGGTGGTACCCACGCTGATTCAGATGGGCTATGGCGAACGCCCGGGGCAGGAGCCGCGCGTGCTGCAACTGGATAACCCGCTGGGTACCGTTACGGCAGGCGGCAATAAATTCGCCACTGTGAGCGCGTTCTTGGCGAAGCACTACGGCGGCAATTATGCAGGACCGGGGGTAGGGTTGGACGAACCAGCACATTCGGTTACAACTGTCGATCACCATGCAGTTGTCGCGGCCCACCTTATGGTCAATAACACTGGACACCCTGGCGGGGTAGTTGATCAGCCTACGCATACGATCACTACGGGTAATCACCATGCCGCGGTTACCTCTCACCTGGTGAAGCTGCGAGGCACCTGCCGGGACGGACAGCGCACCGACCAGCCAATGCCGACCATTACCGCTGGTGGCACGCATGTGGGAGAGGTGAAAACCATGCTGGCCGTAGACGGATACGACGAGCAGCGCGCGCAGCAGGTGCTGGCGTTCCTGCGCGAATATTGTGGCCCGGACAGCACTGGCCTGGTGACGCTGGATGGGGTGGTTTATCGCATAGTCGATATTGGCATGCGCATGCTGCAACCGCATGAGCTATACCGGGCGCAGGGCTTCCCGGAGTGGTACATCATCGACCAGGATTTCCGGGGCGTGAAGTACGCGAAGGATAAGCAGGTGGCACGTTGTGGTAATGCGGTTCCACCGCCGTTCGCTGAAGCGCTGGTGAGAGCAAATCTTCCGGAAATTTGTAACCTTGGCGAAATAGCTGCTTAACTAATGCTAACAGTGTCAATTAGGGATAAAATAGGGCATGGAAGCCTTAAGGTTAGGTTCACTTTTTTTATGTTATCTAATTGTCTATAAAGCCTTTGTTTCAATGAAATATAACTTTACGATAGTGATTGTTATCTATCCTTTTATTTTTCTTCAATGAGTTAGGAGTTGTTCATGTTGACGCATTCGTTTGAAGATCTGGCTCAGTCATTTAGAGTGCTTTTAGAATCACATTTTTCCTTTAGCAGACTACTTCATGTTGATCGCGCTGAAGCAATAGGTAATCTAGAAGCAGGGATTAATACTCAACTTCAAGCTTTTCATAGCATGTACGACAATATGATACAGCGCGGTGTAAATTTTGACTGGTATTCATGTCCAGAACTGCTAACTATATTAGTAATTAGGAATGCTCGCCATCATAACAAGGCTAATAAAATCAGGACGTTGTTCAACTATCATCGTTTAAATGCTTTTCCTCCGACTACTGTAAAAAATTATTTTTATGTCGACTTTCCTTCTCCTCCTGAAGAAGCTGGAGGGGATTGTTTTGACGTACCCGTTTCTTGGGCAGACATCGATGAGATGCTCACTCTTCCTCGTAAAGAATCACATTTAAGACCAGAGGTTAGAGAAAGAATTAGAACATATTTAAATGCCGATAGTTTTGAAAGCGCTGCTTCAGAGTCTGGTTTGGGTAAGCAACATATTTTCATAAATTACGTTCCTCTTTCTTTGAACGCAGCCATAGCGTTGTATCCACATGTCGTCGATCTAGTCACTCCACATGAAGATTCAATAGAAGCGAAATACTTTTTACATCATTTCCAGACAACTGCACCAGCTCTTACAAATGTCCACGAACAAGGCGTTTTTCCATTTAACTTACCTGAGTAATGCTTGTTTCTTCTAGACTATGAACCCGCTTAGGCGGGTTTTTTTTGAGCAAAAGATTGCTTGGGGATTAGCAAAAAGTGCTATTAAAGCGTTGCAATCTTTAAATCTGGGGGTAATAATGACACTGTATATTTGTACAGTTAACTGTTCTGGAGGGAATCATGAAAGTTGAATTAACCATTGATCGCACAAAGAAACTTCCAGATGGAGCAATGCCAGCGCTGGAAAAAGAACTGCTAAAACGGCTCCGGAATCAGTTCGAGGATTGCAGTCTGGTTGTTCGTCGTGCTGGTTCGGATGGGTTAAGCGTTTATGGTGGGGCAAAGGAAGCGAAGAAGACGGTTGAAGGGATCCTTCAGGATACCTGGGAAAGTGCAGACGACTGGTTCTATTAAGGGTGTACTCAGGGGTAGCGCGCATTTTCAGAATACCGCAATTTGCGAATCCCTTTGATGCTGCTGCCGACAATTTCTAATCGCGTCTGTATGTCGCTCAGGGGGATTTCGTGGAGGGTGTAGTTCAGTCAGATCTGCGAGTGACCATAACCGATGGGAAAGGAAGGGAGCTGCTGTCCTTCAAGTTGGGGGCGGAAGAGCGCTATATAATTTCCACCAAAGATAGCTCCATAACTCACAGAAAACTAAGTAGGGATGATCGTTACTGGTCCAAAGAAACCATTATGGAAGTTGTAAGGGAAATGGCTTCTAAAAATTGACTTGTCACTACGTACGCAATCATAATTCTTGAGCTGGCCTGAACAACCAGCAACCTGACCGCGATGCGCCACGGAGTGAACACCATGGCGCAGTTACAACTCATTAAGCAGTCCTCAGGGATCCTGATCCCGGCTACGCCGGAGACCAGCGATTTGCTGCAATCAAAAATCAAGCTCGGCGCCGTGCTGGTGGCCGACTTCAAACAGGTACGCAATCCTGCGTTTCATCGCCGCTTCTTCGCTCTGCTGAATCTGGGCTTCGAATACTGGGAGCCTACCGGCGGCGCAATCTCCTCCAACGAGCGTAAGCTGGTTACCGGCTACGCTAAATTCCTGGCTTCCTATGGCGGAAACGAAGGCGCACTGCTCGATGCCGCTGAGCACTATCTTGAGCAGGTTGCGAGCCGCCGCGTAACAAACGGGATCAGCCTCTGTAAATCCTTCGATGCATACCGCGCCTGGGTGACTATTCAGGCCGGGCATTACGACGCTATCAAACTTCCAGATGGCACACTTCAGAAGCACCCACGCAGTATTTCATTCGCCAACATGGACGAAATTGAGTTCCAGCAGCTGTACAAGGCCGCGCTTGATGTCCTCTGGCGCTGGATATTATCCAAAGCATTCAGGGACCAGCGCGAGGCGGAGAACGCCGCTGCGCAACTCATGAGCTTCGCGGGGTGACGGGAATGAAGAAGACCTGGTTCCATCATACCGATTGCACAACCCAGCAGGCCGAAGAACTCATGGCGGAATACCAGCGCCGCGGCGTGAAGGTAGAGCGCAACCTGAACTCCGATTATCTCACCTGGACCGTCAGCGCCCGGCTGCCTGAAGGCAATAAACCACCGCGTATAAATCGCCGGTGGCAAAACCGGATATGGGGGTGAGCATGGCTATTTATCGCAGCAAAAAATGGCTCGCCGCCGTCGGGCAGATCGAGCGTTGTGTTCTTTGTGGAGCATGGGGGACGCAGGTGGCACACCGGAACGAAGGGAAAGGCATGGGATTAAAAACCGATGACTGTGCGACAGCTGCGCTCTGCGTTTGCTGTCATGACAGCATTGATAACGGGAATAAGCTGAACAGAGATGAGCGTCGGCAGCTTATGGACCGCGCGATTGTTCTGACAGTGATTGAAGTTGCCCGCCGCGGGCTGGTGGTGCCCGCATGAAAATTTACGAAATTACTCCGATTGGCAAGCCCCGAATGACTCAGCGTGATCGATGGCATAAACGACCAGCAACAGCAGCTTACTGGGCATACAAAGAACAGGTCCGGTTGCTGGGCATCCGCCTGCCTGAGTCCGGATATCACGTCACGTTCGTCATCCCCATGCCGAAGAGCTGGAGTAAGACAAAGCGGGCGCAATATGTCGGCCAGCCTCACCAACAAAAGCCTGACAAAGACAATCTGGAAAAAGCTCTGCTGGATGCAGTGTTTGACGAGGATAGCCATGTCTGGGACGGACGGGTTACCAAAATCTGGGGAGAAACCGGGCAAATTATCATCGGGGAGGCCACATGAAGCCAGAAACGCTTGAGGTACTCCGCGCGCGCTGGCAGCGCCTTCGCATTTACCGCTACCGGGGATCAGTGCTGGTCGACTACCGCATTCTTCGTAATTTTGTTCGAATCTATCATTCAGCAGGAGCCGCATAATGAACCTCGAATCAATAGCTAAATATTTCGCACCAAAATCACCGATGTTCAGTGACTCCTCGAGGGCGACTGCCACCGACAATCTGACCGGAACTGATGTTATGGCCGCGCTTGGACTGGTTAACGCCAAGTGTGGGTTTGGATTCGATTTATACCTTGCAAAAATTGGTATCAGCAGCCCTGACCGGGCAATGGAGGCGCTTTATGGAGCATCGCTGGACCTATGCCGACGCTTTAAATCAGTTACAGAACTCGATGAAAAAGTTCGGCAGCGCGTTCTCGAAATTATGTGTGCTTTTGCATACCAGGATTACGCCCGTAGTGCGGCAAGCGTTCGCAGATGTGACTGCTGCGATGGTAGCGGCTTTACCGAAGTCGAGGTATTCACCAACAAAATCCAATACCCTGACGGCAAGCCGCCAAAATGGGCGAAAGTTACAAAGGGTGTTTACCCCTCATACTGGGAGGAGTGGAAATCAGTTCTGGAGAGAGCGCGCGTTCTGTGCAAAGCGTGTAACGGCAAAGGCGTTATCAGCAATGCGTGTCGCTGCCACGGGAAAGGGAAGGTGCTGGATAAGAAAAAGACAGAGGAACAGGGCGTGCCGGTCATGAAGGTGTGTGACCGATGCACGGGGAGAGGATACGCCCGGCTAAAATTCTCCAATGTGCTGGAGGGCGTCCGCACCGTATGGGATGTAAAAAAAACCACCGCTTACGGTCAGCTGCAACCGCTGTTTGAATTGCTGGTGGAAGAATGCCACAGGCAGGAAGGTTATGCAGACAGCGCCTTAAGGTCAGTTACGATGTAGGCTGATTTTCTATAAAGCCCAATTGTCAGAGAAAAAAGGTGTTGAGGTCTGCGGAATTTTCGGCTAGCATCAACCCTAACGCTGGGAATCCGTTCAATCGTTTCGGCCAGCATAAAAATTCAACCCTGTGGTTAATGCCGCAGGGTTTTTCATTTCTAAGGCTGCCAATCGGCGGCCTTTTTTATTTCCCCTCAATTAACTGAGAGGATTCACAGCAATGAGGGGGACCGATGTCCGATCCGATTTCCGGCACGGGGTTTGCCGGTGTAGCTTTGACCGGGGCCAGTGTTTACGGGCTTCTAACCGGAACTGATTACGGTGTTGTTTTTGGTTCATTTGCAGGCGCCGTATTCTACATCGCGACAGCAGCTGACCTGAGTGTGTTGCGCCGGCTGGCCTACTTCGTCGTGTCCTATATCGTCGGCATTCTTGGCTCTGGCCTGGTTGGTTCTAAACTCGCGTCCTGGACGGAATATAGCGATAAACCGCTGGATGCCATCGGTGCCGTGATTGTCTCTGCGCTGGCCGTTCAAATCCTCACGTTCCTGAACAAACAGGACATCGGCTCGCTGGTGGCGCTAATAACGCGCCGGGGAGGTTCAGGTGGTACTAAATGATCCATCAGCAACTATCAACGCGCTGCTCTGCGCCGGGGTGGTGTTAACCCTGATGTTTTATCGCCGTGGTGATTCTCGGCATCGGCCATGGATTTCGCGTTTAGCCTGGCTGATTACTGTCACGTACAGCGCTGTGCCGCTGGCGTACCTGTGTGGGATTTACCCGCATTCATCATGGGCCACCATTGCGGCAAACATCATATTCCTTTCCGTGCTGGTGTCCGTCAAAGGCAACGTTGCACGTCTGGTTGATCATCTGAGGCACTAATGAATCAAACTCAATTTCAGAAGGCGGCTGGTATAAGCGCCGGGTTAGCTGCGCGCTGGTTTCCGCATATCGACGCCGCTATGAAGGAGTACGGCATAACAGCACCGCTTGATCAGGCCATGTTTATTGCCCAGATGGGGCATGAAAGCACAAGATTTACCCGGCTGGTGGAAAATCTGAATTATGCGGCAGAAAACCTGGTACCTACGTTCGGCAGCCACCGCATCACTCCACAGCAGGCCGCCGCACTTGGCAGAACGGCTACGCAACCGGCAAACCAGAAAGCGATCGCCAATCTGGTTTATGGCGGTGAGTGGGGCAAAAAGAACCTGGGCAACCAGGTTGCTGGTGATGGCTGGAAATATCGCGGTCGCGGCCTGAAGCAAATCACCGGGCTCAGCAATTACCGCAACTGTGGCCACGCGCTGAAGTTGGACCTTGTAACCCAGCCTGAATTGCTGGAACAGGATGAATATGCTGCTCGCTCAGCTGCATGGTTCTATGTCTCGCACGGATGCCTGCTCCATTCCGGCGACGTGGAGCGCGTCACGCTGCTTATCAATGGCGGACGTAACGGGCTGGATAAACGCCGCGCGCTGTTTAACCTGGCGAAATCTGTCCTGGTGTGAGGTCACTATGGGGTTTGAAACTTTATTTGGTATTGCTGCAGCAGTCATTGCCGCCATCGCTGGCGCTTTCGGCCTGGGCCATATTCGCGGCACCAGTAAAGCAGAGGCTAAAGCCGATCAGCAGCGCACAGAAGAGAATGCAGCGGCGACCGTTGCGGCGGCAGAACGTAAAGCGGAAGTCACTAAAGAGGCTAGTAATGTCCAGCAGACTGTTAATCACATGCCTGATGACGATGTTGATCGCGAGCTGCGCGAAAACTTCACCCGCCCCGGTGGTGATTGATACGGGCTGCCTGTGGAGCCGGATTATCTATCTGACAAACCACGATATTGACGTTCTGGACCGCCAGACGAAGAAAGACATCCTGGCGCATAACAAAGCGTGGCAGGCGAACTGCCAGAAACAGGAGTGAAGCATGCTGCTGTGTTCACATTCAATCGCGGGTAAGTTTCCATACCCACCAAAAATAGAGAATCCGATGAGCGAAGCTAAACCACAGGACGGAAGCACCGTTAAGGGCTACCGCGAACTCTCTTACGGTGAAATCGGCAAGATGAACCAGTTTAAGGATCTCAGCCGCCAGTTTATTAAGTTGCTGCGTGAGCATGTAGGTGATGTACAACGCACTCCTCACGACTGGGAAGCTGTTGAGTGGATACGCCAGGCAGAGCTCGATATGAAGCGCGCATGCATGGCCGCATGTCGAGCTGTAGCACGTCCAGATGACGACTGTTAGCCATTACAAAGCTCACCTGCTGGTGGGCTTGATAATGGTATGTATTGTCTTCGGGCAGGCTTTGTAGATGTTAAGCGATTATTAAGAGGCAATCATGACTTTAGCTGAACGTGTAAAGAGAATTGAGAGCGAATTAAAAGATATTAAATCGCAACTCAATTCTGGTACCGATTTTAGGAAAACAGCAAAAGCAATGCCCTTATCCAGTCTTGCAAAAGAGGGAGGTATCCCTGGGGGGTTAGTTAAAAAATGTTAACTCAAATACTTGATTGGAAAAATCCATCGTAAGGGCGCCCATTTTAATTAGTTGCATTCCGAAAACGACCTGGAATTTTCTCCCGTTACTTACCAATGGCACTGAAGTCAATTCTGTTGAAAAAACTCTTTCGTCCTCAGTGAACGATATTACCGCATGCCGAACTGTAGTTTCTATTGTTGAGGTGGCTCCGCTCACAGTTGTTTTTTCCGCGATTGGGAGTTTTAAATCGTCAGCAAAGTCTGAATCCACATAGCAAATATCTGCTCCGGTATCTATAAGTGCGTAGGCACCAGCCTTCAATCCATTTGGTTTATAAACGTTTATATCTTTTGAGCTACTTGGCCATACTGTCAATGGAACTACGGGAATTGCATGCTCCGTGGGGGTATCTGATACCGATCCATCAATAGGGGAAATAAACTTGATTTTTACTTTGGTGATCATCCTTTTTCCTTCGAAGAGTTATTCAGCCATTCCTCCTCTTTGCGTGAATCAGTGTCCCACCACTGACGGGCTGAATGCTTACCTTACCCGGGGTTAGAACGAAGTAATACCCTGATATTCAGACAGTAACCGCATAGCGCGGCATTTATGCGCATCGCACGCGCACATCAAAGAAAGTCTTTCAGCTGTGAGCCTGGGCAAACCGATTACTTTCGGCGGCTTTGCCGTGCGACAGGCTCACGTCTAAAAGGAAAATTAAAATGTCAGAACCTTCAATCGTCCCTTACGTAAAAACCACTCCCAAACCTTTTGGTGTGGACGTCGAATGGAAATGGCCGGGTGGCTGCGCGGTGCTAGAACTGCAATGCCTTCATGAAGATGGCCGACTTATGAAAAAACGCATCTTCTGGCCAGCTACCGTATGCCTTATTTCCGGCCTCAAAGCTGGTGAGAGATTGCAGGTGCGCCTGCGTCCAATTGCAGAAGATGGCTCAGCACGAGATTGGCGAGCCGGTGACTGGATCGAAGGGGTTTCTTCTGTCGATACCGAAGAGATTATTGAGGCGCTGGACGAAGAGATCCGTAACAGCTGCGCACTTCATGGCCTTAAAGGTGGCTGGTTTGTTGATAAAACCGGCAAGGCTTACATCCACGAGGCGCTGATCGGCAATGGCACATTGTCTACGAACTACAGCGTGAAGATGAACGTGGATTATGGTGGCAAACGGTACGCAGCTGGCATGACCATCGGAGTTGAAGATGGCCAGAGCAACGTTGAGTTTATGGCTGATCGCTATACGGTGCATGAAGCCGTTTCATCCATCATCGGAAACGCCGTCGTAACAAACGCGAAGATGAATATCAGGCTTGGCGATGAAACGAAGCAGGCCGTCATTGATGCCGTGCGTGAGAGTGATTTGTTTAAGTCGCTGCAGGCTTCACTTGATGCTCAGTTTTCTGCTCAGTTAGCAGCGCAGCTGAACATTAATGAAGCCGTGAACCGCGCCATCCGTAACGCGCTACAACCCGGCGGTCTGTTATATCAGAAAGGGCGTTAACCATGCGCATAACTGTACTCGATGATGATCCGGGTGAACGCATCATCCCAGGGCGAGAGCGCATCACCGTTTATCTGAACGGGGAAGAAGTTAAACATTGCCTTACCGCGGATGATGTTACTGGTGAGGTAGTGAGCATTGAAACCGATGGTAAGGGCAGGGTGCTGGCGCAAAACGGTGAGGTGAAACGACAAACTCGTCGTGGACTTGTGGTGATTGAGCGCCAACAGCGTTAAGCAGTAACTGTTCCGCATACGATTATCCATGGAGTTTATTATGCAGGTCACTATTGACGGTGTCCCGTATGCACCCGCCAGCGCTTCGTCGTCTCGGATCGGCATTGCCATCACTACCCACAATCGATCCGACGTTCTGAAACGAGCGCTCGAACAGCACATGAAGCATCTTCCAGCCGGCGCGCTGGTGGTTGTTATCGACGATGGTTCTAAACCCTCAGCAGTAGTTCCCGACGGCGTGCAGTTGCTTCGGCATGAATCATCCCTCGGCATCGTCGCTTCAAAGAACGCCAGCCTGACAGCGCTGATGGATTCCGGGTGTGAGCACCTTTTCCTGTGGGACGATGACGCATGGCCGGTTGCCGACAACTGGCACCTGCCTTATATCGAATCACCTGAACCGCACCTGGCGTACCAGTTTCTCGATCTGGCCGGTCGCAATAAGCTGAACGACATGGCGGTGCTTTACCGTGACGATCGGCATGTGGCTTATACCGGGCAGCGCGGCGTGATGTTGTATTACCACCGCAGCGCTATCGAGAAGATTGGCGGCTTTGACCCGGTCTACGGTCGCGGTATGTACGAACACAGCGACCTTGCCCTGCGCATCCATAACGCTGGTCTTACGACGTGGGCTTACGGTGATGTCGTCGGTTCAGAAAAGCTGATTCATTCTCTTGATGAGCATGAGGCCGTAGAGCGTTCGGTACCAAAACCAGACCGGCAGGCGCTGGTGGAGCGTAACGTTAAAATCCACAACGAACGGCGTGATGCCGGGTTTACCGGTTATGTGGAGTACCGGCGACAGCGCGACGTGGTTATCACTACGTTACTGACCAGCCAGCCTGACCCGCAGCGCGGTACGAAAATGACCGCCTCTCCTGACATGCTGGCTAAATGGGCCGCATCACTCCGGCAGTGCGGACGTATCGCGCTGGTGGATGAACTGCAGACAGTCCCGGCAGATGTTGAACTTCACCGCGTCCCTGACGTGAAGATGAATGTCTACTTCCGTCGCTGGCTGCACATCTGGCAGCACCTGCGAGAACACCCTGAATACCGGTTCGTCTGGTGTACCGATGGTACCGATGTCGAAATGCTTTGCGCGCCGTGGGAAGAAATGGAAGCCGGAAAGGTGTATGTCGGTTCTGAACCGAAGACCTACGCCGACTCCTGGGCGAAACAGAATCATCCTGAGCGTATCTATCAGGAGTTCATTGAAGCGCACCGCAACAATGTGATGCTTAACGCTGGTCTGCTGGGTGGCAGCCGCGCTGATGTGATGGCGTTCGCTCACGGCATCATCCGTCTTTACTACCGGATCGAGAGCTATCGTTTCTGGAAGAAAGAACAGGCTGGCGCCGCGGTGGGGGATATGATCGCTTTTGGCATTGTTGCTAAATCGTTTGGCGATCGCATTATCACCGGCCCGCGCATCCACACTATTTTTAAGTCCGATGGTGTCGGTAAAGAGTACGCTTTCTGGCGCCATAAATAATTTGAAAATAAATCAAGGTCGCTTCGGCGGCCTTTTTTATTGGTTGCGAGATATGATGTCTAAAAAATGTTCCGTGAATGACTGCGATAATCGTTCTGAAAAAAGAGGGATGTGCGGAAAGCACTATTTCAGATGGCGGAAATACGGTGATCCATTGGTTGTGCGGAACACAGTTTATAGCTCGCCACAGGAAGCAATTAAGGCCAGGACAAAGATTGAAGGCGAATGCCAGGTATGGACCGGCGCAAAGTTAAAAACAGGTTACGGCAGCATACGAACTGGCGGTAAGGCATTACGTGTGCATCGCTTTGTTTGGGAGTCCGTGAACGGTCCTGTTCCTGATGGTATGGATGTCGATCATATTTGTCGCAACAGGCTCTGCTGCAATATCAATCACCTCAGGTTGGCCAGCAGAAGCGAGAACAATCAAAACCTCGGCGGCGCTAAGAAAAATAGTAAAACTGGAGTACTCGGGGTTACTTATCTGAATCGCGGCAACAGGCGCTGGCTCGCGCAAGTTAAGCTCAATGGCAAGTTTGTTCTAAGGAAAACATTCATGTCACTTGAAGAAGCCAGGGACGCAGCTATTGCCGCCAGACTTGAGCATTTCACACACAATGAGGCTGACAGATGTTGATCGCTATCGTGGCTCACCATTCCCGCCGCACCATGGCTGAAGAGTTAGCGAGTAAGCTTGAGGCTGACATTGTCTTCATGGATGAGCATAGTGCTGGTGCAAATTCAAACCACCTTCGCGCTCTTCGTTGGGCTGCTGAGCAATCAGACAGAGTGATTATCATCGAAGAGGATGCATTACCCGTTGATGGTTTTCGTTATAAGGCTCAGGACTGGCTGGCTCGTTTTCCTGGCGACATGCTGAGCTTTTATCTCGGTACCGGGCGGCCTCCACAATATCAAATGCAGATTGCTGAGCGGCTAATCGTGGCTGATAAGACACGCGCTGATTACATCACGCTGTCGAGACTCATTCATGGCGTTTGCTATAGCGTCCCGCCTGAGCATGTGCATCGCGTGCTATCCCGTTGGGATAACAGCAAACCCGCCGATTACGCTGTGGGTGATGCATGGGGTGGCTCAGTGATCTATCCGTGTTACTCGCTGGTGGACCATGCAGATGCTGAAACGGTAGAGCATCACCCTGACTCAGCGCCACGTACAGAACGCCGCCGGGCGTGGAGGTTGCATGTCTAAGCTATCAACGTTAAAGCCACGCCTGAAAGCCATTGATACGCGACGCATCAAGCCAATCTACGGTGAGCAGCGCCGGATAAGTGGAAGTGCAAGGGTGAGTTTGAAGCGCCGTATCTATGCGCGTGACAGTGGTCGCTGCTGTATGTGTAATCGGGTTGTTGATTTGACTGACAGTGAACTCGACCACCGTATCGCGCTTCAGTTCGGAGGCGATAACTCGGAGCACAACCTGTGGACGCTCTGCACTGAATGT